CAGCACCTTTCTCATTTTCCAGATGTTTGTGTAGCTCCATGAGGTCTTTGCTCATTTCTGAAATATTTTTCATCAGTGTGCTAGAGACTTCAAACGCTCTCGGATGCTCTGATTCCTTAGCAAGCATTAGAGAGCCTTCTAACGCGCTTGTACCACGTTCTATCAAACCCCTAAGAACCGTCCTAGTGTAATTGTAATCATCGTATACATCACTCTCACGCTGTTCTACAGGCACTTTGGATGTAACAGGACTATATTCAACCAAATCGAATCTTTCACGAGGTATTGATTCGTCATCCAGACCATCTAAATGAGAATCAACATCATGCTCAATTCCAATAAAGGCTTCAATGTCTTTGTTGATTTTATCTCGCTTGCTCATGGTATGATATCCGTTTCTAAAATTGTGTCAGGATCGTTTAAATCGTAATAGTTTAGGGTGATGCTTTGGATAACACCTTGGTTGCTTGTTGGCATGTACAAGAATCCCTCTACATCAAAATTGAATGTAGATATCAGTGTTTTTTCATCTTCCATTTGCCCCTCATAATCATCTGCTAAACTAGAATCTGTCATCATAACATTCAAAGAAGTTTCAATACCCAAATCTGGGTTCTCTGTGATGTTGATATTCAATGACGGATTAAACCACGCCGCGATTTGTTCCATTATCTGAAACATATCGTCGAGGTTTTTTGTCCCTACAGTTACTTGGTAGTTGAAAATATAAGGAACTCTGTTAAGCTGTTTGTTAACTGTGTTTACTTGTGTTCTGTCAATTTGTTGATACATCAAGTCATGTTTGTTTTGGATTCTTTGTGGGTCACGACTCCAACCAGTAAGAACAAAACCGATTCTTGGAAACTTTACTTTAATGTGGGCATTAGTTTCTTCATACTTTTGTGTAATATCAAACTTTTGTCTGGATGAATAAGACAAAGGAATTTTAATTTTCTTTCCGTCACTTCTCACAATATAGATGTTGTTAAATATCGTACCAAATGCGGCTGTGTATGTTCTAATAGAATTATGATAAAAGTGTTGGTCTAAAGCTGCCATATTATTTTACCCCAAATGGGTCATTTTCGTTAAAATCAACAAACGTATCACTCTCTGTTTGAATTTCATCATTCTTTCCGTATTCTTCTGTTTCTGTTTCAGGATCATAATACATAAGATCTTTGTTAATCAGATCATCAATTGTTGAATCACCTGTTTCAAAACTCTCATAAGAGAATTCGAACGTTTCTGTCTTAACTTCCCAGATGTATTGTTTACCAAGCTCATAAAACGGACTCTCATCCTCTACATGCTTGATTTCAAGAAATGATCGAGTGATGGGTAGGTATAAAAGATCACCCACCATAGGCTTTGTAATGCTTTGTGGTTGAAGTTCTTCTGCAAATCGAGACTTGCTAACAAGGAATGTAGCTGTATCTTTGATTTCAAAACCAATTGTGGTGATCATGTCGCCACCACCACCAAACCCATCAACATTAGCAGGGTACATTTCTATGGTATAAGAACCATTAAAAGCAGAACTAGGGTCTTCACCAAACAAGTAATCATAATCAACCAGTGTTCGAGGAAGATAATTCATATCCACCCCTTTCATCTGGATAGCCTCAACAACAAGATCATCTTGTAGGTCTTGTTCGCTTGTTTCGTTGTAATTACTAACGTATTGATTAATCATATAAGTAGCACACATTTGTGGTGTTTATACTTCTATTTATAACAGATATAAAAAAGGGCCAAAAGAGGCCCATAAGTTTATTTTTATTAGATTTTTGTTTTTATATTTTTGCCAGATAATCAAAACCAAGATGACCAAGTATAATAGAAGCAAACACAGCGCACTGAGTAATGATAATAGCATTAAACTGTTCTAAAATATTTGCTTGATCTAAGCTCATATACAAACTACCGATCATATAAAACAGGCATATGAATATAAGAAAAACAAAAGACGTAATAGCCGCGTTTCTTCTGAATTTTCTCTTTTTTATATCAAGTGTTGTTTGTTCTGTATTGTCTAACATTGTTTACTCATAATATTTGCCATCTACAAGTGTATATTTATAAAAGTTAACCGACTAAGAAGTCTAGCCTGTGAAAAAATCAACTGGCTCAGAATATTTTGTCAGTAGCTCTTGATCAAGTATTTCAATTTCTGCTATAGCCTCATCATAAAACTGTTGACCATTTACAGTAACACCACCCAACAACTGAACATCACCATGCTTTTTCATGTTGTTGCCCCATTGCATCTTGATTAGCGCAGTAGCATACTTCTTTAACCAAATATCAGTGTAGATGCTTTTGTGAAGTTCTGGGTCAATTATTCTAAACACTCTCAAACCAATAACACTATCTACAGGTAAATCGGAGAAGCCATTATACAATTGAACCTTGTTCATAAATCGTGTATGTTCAATTCTAGGGCTTGCATTCACCATATCATGAACTTGATTGATTTTGGTTATTGCCATGAAGTAATTAACCATATCAAGCGTTTGAAAAGGTGATAAATTCTGAATAGCAAATTTGTACTGATAAGAAAACATATCATTGGTAGTCATTCCCAAATTCATAGTTTCAACAACAGTTAGAATATCGTCAGAAATGGTTAGATATCCATTATCAATATCATCTTGTACTATCTTATACGCAAGCCAAGTTTCTTCGGTTCCATCATAATGTTCTTCCTGAAATCGTTCAAGCGCATCATCAATACGATCTTCAACTTGTGTGTCGCTGCAATTTATTTTTATTACACCCGAACCCAGTTTTCTTAAACAATATTGTTTGAAATCATTTCTATTAAGAATTGCCATTAGAAGCTCACTCTATTTTCGAACCAGCCATACATAAACGTTTCGTCTTTTTCTCTTCGTTCTGCAAGCTCTATGTAAAAAGCACCCTGCAAAGAGTTGAGCATTTTATAAAGAACTTTATCACTGCGCTTAGAATAAATGGCTTTTAGGCTTTTTAGTGTGTTTCGACCAACTAAACCATCAACACCAATATCAGGAGTGATAGATTGTTTGTTGTTTAGTACGTTTAAAGACCTCTGTAAGAAGGTTCCTGCTCTAGCCCTACCCATGTTTACACCAGTGTCAAACATCTCGTGAGCGATGTCGTATGAGATCACAGACACATCATCAAGCATCAGCTTATCCCAAAAGTGTGTTTTGTAGATTTGTTTAGCTTTGCTTAGAGGCATGTCTTTCATGCGACCAACATACCCATACCTTCGAGCCAATTGTTCAGTAATTCCGTACTTGGTTTTTCCACCCGAGTCAAAAGGGTTATCGGAATAACCACCTTCAACCAGAATGATATGATCAAATGCTTTTTCAAATCCCATCTTTTTCTGCCATCCTTTTGATGATTGATTCAAGGTATTCGATTCTTTCTTCAAGACTTTGTTGTTTCTGTCTTTCTTTAAGAATTCTTCTTTTGTTAGCCTTAGCCAATTCGTAAGAATTTTTATCATTGTTTATTATAGCCCCTGAATCTGGGTCTTTATACAAGTTCTCTTTACCTTCTACCCTATGCATTGTCTGATCCCCTTTAGGAGAAGTCAGACAATGCAATGACGCGAAGACGCTTGCATGTTGGGTAAAATACCGCACTTTCAGATTTCAATTGGATCATGATCTGATAGAATGAAAATTCTGAAAACCCAGTCTTCTCATATTGATACTCATAAAAGTTGTTACCATCAGATGGGGTGTCAACCGTTGTGTTTGGAATTTCTACCCATACAGAATCTTGAAGCTCTTCTTCACTGTTGGCTACTCTCGCAGATATAATAACATTGGATGAATTAACACTCTTAATGTCAAGAAATATCTTAAACATATCAGAAGGACTATCCAAAGGATTCACTCGTGTTCTGTAGTTTGCCCAATTATTGGAACCATCTGCTTCTGTGGTTTGATTGTATGTAACTTGTGAGAATGGTGTGATAACACTAGCACCACTCATATCAATCACAGGAGAAACGTTTTCGTTTGTAGATGTCAATTCCATAAGCATTTTAAACGTTCGTTGATTGCTTGTATTGAAAACTTCATCGTTTCTGTTAGTCATCAACAATGGAAAACTAACTTGGTTGATAGTTTCATTATCAACAGGACTATAAAGAGCTTGAACAGCATAAGGTGTTTCTGAGCCATTAATGGACTTACCAGTGGTTCCCTTTGCAAAAAACGCAACATTAGTATCTGTCAAGTCAATCACAGGAATGTTTGGATTGATCAAAGAAGCCTGAATGGTGTCTGAAACCTCAATAGAACCCCCACCAATATCACCGCTAGTATCCGCAACACTTATTACTGCTATTTTAACCCGATTAGGATCAAGAACTTCAATAACAGTATGTGAATCATTCAATTCATTATTTGTGATGTTATTCGCTGCCGTAGCTCCCGTAATGGTAAGTTGAGTACCCAATACATAGTTATGATTTTCACGATTAACAATAACATCACTAGAACCAAGTTCTGTAGTAATAGGATTACTTGGAAGCCTGATCATAGCAAGGTCTTTGTTTTCTGTTACCACAACACCAGTCACGCTAGTATCAAACTTAGCAACAAAAATTTCAAATTGTAAATCAGCTTGTTGATCTTCTGTCCAAGTCGAGTTATTCTGAGACTTGAAAAGAACACCAGCATAAGGTTGTCTAACAATAAACTGATCAGTTTGTAGGTCTTGCTTACCCATACGACCAATATAAGCATTGTATGCATTAGAGTTTGACATCAACACAAAGCAATACTCGTTTCCGTCCTCAAGATAAACAGGATGATCAAATTCAAACGTGGTTGGTGTTGTCGCATCTGTTGTGAGAGTGACCTCAGATGGATTCAAAAGCTTTTCACCACCGGGAACCATTCTCTGTGTTGGGAAGCCATTTTCCATTTCACGAATTTGAATAGCTACAGGAACATTATCATCCTTTGTACTAAAGAATGTGTTGATTTTAGTAACAAACATACCACCTTTTCTTTCGACTAAGAAAGATTGAGCTAATGGATCACTCCATACACGTCTGGTCAATCTTGTGTTTGAGTTGATAGATCGTGTGGCTGTAATAGTTTGTCTTCTAATTTGTCGGGTGCCTGTTGCTGTAAACAATGACTGCGCGTATGAAGTAGACAACTGTTGTTGATTATCCACTTCATCAGTAGCAATAACCGTTTTCTCACCAGTTCTAAAGCTTTGTACGTCATTGTTTGGAATTCTGAAAGTAGCATTGAAAGAACCGTTCGCATCAGCAAAAACAGGATCACCAAAACTTCCACCATCAGGCTTAACATAAGCGTCAATACTTGTTTCATCAAAAAAGAAGTACATGATAGAATTAGGTCTATTACCCTTACCAGCCAAATCAACATCAATGCTACGCATAAACGGAATGACAGATGTATCAATAACTCGATCATTAACCACATCAATATTGGTTCTGTTGGTTGTGGTAGTTCTAAAAGTATCAGTGGTTCTCATACGGAAACCACGATTTCTGTTCCACACAGTATGTGGTGCAGAAGTTCTACTAAAATCTCTGGTTTCTGTAGTGGATGAACCTGTCCAACTTAGCTGCCATGACTTCCATGACTGAGTAAGTTGACCGTTATTAAAGATACGATACGTTACTTCTGGGGCTTTGTAGTGTGTATCAATCCAAGAATCCATTGATGGAGTCAGTTTTAGCGTACCTGTCCATCTGTAGATAGCATACGGGTTAACGTTCATAGTTTCTGAACTTAGATTCTGTCTTACATAAGAAACATGATCGTATGGCAAAGTAATAATGTCATCATTGATAACAACATTACTAGATTCTGAACTCACATACTGCAAGTCAATTGCGTTCAAAGAAAATTCAGGGCGTAGTTCGCCAGCTTCGTCAGAGATTGCTACGTGATAACCTTCCCATGAAAAATCAGCCACACCATGATCAATAAACCGATCTGTCA